TGTATATGTGCCATATTCATCTTTGACATTATCAATGAGACTTGTGAGATTGTTTCTATGAACTCTTACACAACCAGGGATATCAACAATGGGCTTACTTATGTTATTTAATATTGGTACGTTAGTTTTCCATATTGGAATCTCATGTATCTCAACCTTGTTTATGTTAATCTTTGGTATTTCCATACCGAAATATTATTTTGGTAAATAAACTTCTACATAAGAATTACATTTAGGACAAGATAGATTAGTTACCATAG